GAATTGGCTGGCAAATGGGCCAGTCCGGCAAGTCTCCTTGACGACCCAAAGTATGCGGAGTGGGCGCAAGGGCTTTCTTTCCTTCCGCTCCGCACCCTGAGCGCCACCGCGCTTTTCTCCTGAACCCTGAAACCCAGTCCTGAAGCACAGGCCCAACCGGCCTGCTCAACATCCATGTCGAAAGGAAAATTGAAATGGCCGGACTTTACACCGCTGGCGTCCAGACTGACAGCCTCATCACCGGTAGCGAGCACGTCGCGCTCGATACCTTCCTCCCGAGCGGCCAGAACCCGCAGACCGCCAAGCTCTCGCTCGTGCGTCTGGCGATGGCCGTCACCTACCTCTCCAACAACGCGAGCACGACCCCTGTAGCCGGCACCCGCTATTATGTCGATACCTCGGTCGGCACCGATGGCACGGTTGTCACCGGCATCCGCGCTCTGATCGGCGCTGCCGGCGGCACGGACAAGTTCATCTTCGAACTGCATGACTCGACCGGCGCTTTGGTGGCCACGACCGCTCTTGCCGGTGTCGTCGTCGGCTCCGCCAATACCTGGCAGGCAATCCCGTTCACCGCTCCCGTGACGGTCAATGCCGGCGTCTACTTCATCGTCGTCCAGTTGAACGGTGCGGTTGCTGCCAAGTTCGCCACCTACAACGCTCCGGTCACCCCGCTGCTCACTGGCTCGGCAACCGGCACGTTCGGCACCTCGGCCGCGATCACCCCGCCGACCACCTACACGGCCGGCGTTGGCCCTGTGGCGATGCTGTACTGAGGATGATGGATGAGCGCGCCTGTCGGCAACCAATTCTGGAAAGCCAGAAGCAGCCATGGGCGCGCTCCCATATTTTCCAGTCCTGATGATCTTTGGACGGCGTGTGCCGAGTATTTCGAATGGGTCGAAGCTAATCCGCTGTGGGAAGACAAGGTCACGTCCTTCCAGGGAGTGAACACTCACGAGCCGATAGCCAAGATGCGCGCCATGACCATTTCGGGTCTGTGCATCTTCCTGGACATCGATCGGGCAACTTGGGCTGACTACGGGAGGCGCGAAGGTTTTTCCGCCATCACAACGCGCGTAGAGGAAATTATCCGCACTCAGAAGTTTGCCGGGGCGGCTGCCGACCTTCTCAACCCTAACATCATCGCCCGAGACCTCGGCCTTGCCGACAAGTCGGAACTATCTGGGCCAAACGGCGATCCGATCAAAACTGATGTGAAGTTTGAGATCGTCCTCGTCCCATCAAAGGCATCGGACTAGCATTGGGCGACGTATCGCTTAAACGAGCAGAGTTTCCCGAGAAGCTCTCCGTCCTCTTCCAGCCGGCACCCTACAAAGTTCTGCATGGCGGACGCGGTGGCGCCAAGACGTGGGGCATCTGTCGCGCCCTATTGATCCTTGGGGCTCGGAAGGCGCTAACCATCCTGTGCGCCCGAGAGTTTCAGAACTCAATCGAAGATTCGGTCTACAAGAACCTGTGCCAGCAAATCCCGATCTTGGGGCTTGAGGGGCACTACGAGATCCAGGCCACCAAGATATTTGGTCGTCCGGGGACTACGGCAGAAGGGACTGAGTTTTCGTTCAGCGGCCTTCGTCGCAACGTCAAGAGTATCAAATCGAGGGAAGGCGTCGATATCCTCTTTGTGGAAGAGGCGGTCGATGTTTCCAAGACGACATGGGACACGGTTGTCCCGACATTCCGCAAAGACCCTCCTTACGGGCCTTTCGGTCAGGGTTCCGAAATCTGGATCAGTTTCAACCCTGAACTTGAGACCGACGAGACTTACGCTCGGTTCGTGAAGAACCCGCCGCCTGGAGCGGTGGTGGTTCCGATCAACTGGCGCGACAATCCGTGGTTTCCCGAGAAGCTTCGTATCCTTAAGGACACCGCGCGGGAAAACGACCCTGACGGTTATCTGAATATCTGGGAAGGTCACTGCCGCAACTCACTCGACGCAGCGGTTTATGCGAACGAGCTTAGGAAGGCCCAGGAAGAGGGCCGCATCTGTAATGTTCCGTATCGAGAAGGCATCCCGGTTAGCGTGTTCGCTGACCTTGGCTATGCCGACTTCACATCGCTCTGGTTCGTCCAGAAAGTCGGGATGAACGTTCACGTCATCGATTTCCACCAGGACCAGTTTCAATTCTGGCCACACTACCTGAAGCTGCTCCAGGAAAAGCGATACTACTACGACAAAATCTGGCTCCCGCATGACGGAAGTCACAAGGATATCAGTCAGGTAGAAGCAGACAAAACGGTTCTAGGTCAAACCAGAGCGGCTGGCCTGAAGGCCGTTACCGTTCCGAATGTGACCGTAGCGGATGGCATCAACGCGGTTCGCACGGTGTTCCCGTCGCTCTACTTCGATGAAAAGAAGTGTGGCGATGGGCTGAACCACATCAGGCGCTATCGCTACAAGATCAAGGATGCTGGAAGCGCCGAACAATCGCATTCGCGTGAGCCGGTCCACGATGACGCCAGCCACGCGGCTGATGCGCTCCGCTATCTCGCGGTAGGGTTCAAGGAAGGCGCCAAAGAGCGCAAATCCAAGCTGCCGCCGCCACGCACCTCATCAGTCTCGGGAATGTCGCAAGGTTGGATGAGCTGATGAGTAAAAAGACTGAAGACAGCGACATCCTCCAGGAAGCCAAGAAGCGCTTCCAAGCGTGCGAAGACTGGGAAGCCGACTTTCGCAAGCGCTTTGTCGAGGATCTGAAATTCGCCAACGCCGACCCTGAGAACGGCTGGCAGTGGGACCAGGTTCTCCAGCAGAACCGCACCGACAAGCGCAAGCCGTGCCTGACGATCAACAAGACGCGCCAGCACAACCTTCAGATCATCAACGATGCGAAGCAGAACAAGCCGGGCGTGAACATTCGTCCGGTTGGCGATGGCGCAACCTACGAAGCAGCTCAGGTGTTCGAGGGCGTTGTTCGCCATATCGAATATCAGTCCAACGCTGAGCAGGCTTACGATACCGCAACGACCTTCCAGGTTGAAGGCGGCATCGGCTATTGGCGCGTTATCACGGATTATGTCTCGCCTGACACATTCGATCAGGAAATCTATATCAGGCGCATCAAGAACCCGGATACGGTCTATCTCGATCCGGATATCTCGGAGGCGGATGGCTCGGACGCGCGCTTCGGTTTCATCTTCGAGGATATGAGCCGCGATAGGTTTGAGGCGGAATATCCTGACTTCAAGGGCGATGCCGATCTCGACGTGATCGGAAAGGGAGATTCCTGGTGCGCAAAGGACAGCGTTCGCATCGCTGAATATTATCGCCGGGAGCAGAAGGCGGACAAGCTCGTCGCCTTTGTCGATCCGATGACGCAGCAACAGGTCATCATCCGCAAGAGCGTGATGGATGACAACCAGAAGGCGATGTATGAACTGGTGAAGGCTGATCCGAGCACCAACGAGCGCAGCGTCCTCACGGACGAGGTGCAGTGGTTCAAGATCGCCGGCAACAAGATCATCGACCGTCGCGTCTGGCCTGGAAAATTTGTCCCCATCGTCCGCGTGATCGGCGAAGAAACCGTCATCGAAGGCAAGATGGACCGCAAGGGCCATACCCGCGCGCTAAAAGATGCGCAGCGCATGTACAACTACTGGCCGCTTAGTCTGGATACTCCAATCCCGACGCCGACCGGCTGGACCAAAATGGGCGATATCCAGGTTGGCGATGCCATTCTTGATGACGCCGGCAAGCCGACGCTCGTCAAGGGCATGAGCGACGTGTTTCTTGATCGGAAATGCTTCAAGGTCGTGTTTGATGATGGCTCGCATATCATTGCCGATGCCGAACATCCCTGGATTGTCGAGGAGCGCGGAAAGCGCAAGGCGGCTGGCCATGAATGGTCGAAGCGCAAACTGACGACAGAAGAGCTTATCCCGAATGCCCATTTCATCCAGACGGCTCTCCCGCTCGATCTGCCAGCGGTTGATCTTGTCGTTGACCCGTATGTCTTGGGCGTCTGGCTTGGTGATGGCCGCAGCGATGGTGGAGAAGTAACCGCATCGATTGAAGATGAGCCGGGCATGACCGCAGCACTCCGCGCCTGTGGCGTCGATGCCGGTCCTGCAAAGCCGTCTTCAACCGCGATGCGTATCCCGATTTATGGCCTTGTGGGCGATCTTCGCAAGGCGGGTGTGTTTGGCAACAAGCATATCCCGACTGGCTATCTACGCGCATCCTATGATCAGCGCCTTGCGCTTTTGCAGGGTTTGATGGACACGGACGGAAACGTCAACCGCGCGACTCTGCAATGCTCGTTCGATAACACCAATCCAGTCCTTATGGCTGGCGTGGTGGAATTGATCCGCTCGTTGGGCATCAAGGCCTTTGTCAAGAAGCTCGGCGGCAGGACGCATAAATTCCCTAGCGGGAAAACCTATGAATGTTCTCCGTCGGAGAGGGTGACTTTCTCGACCGATCTTCCTGTTTTCAGGATGGAACGGAAGGCCCTTATTTTGAATTGCGGGCGCAAGCAGCATCCCCGCCGCACGAAACGTCACGCCATTAGGGATGTGATTGAAGTTCCGTCGGTCCCGGTGCGTTGCGTGTCTATCGACAGCCCCTCGCATCTGTTCCTTGCTGGCCCCAGCATGGTCCCGACGCACAACACATCGGAAGGCACCGCTCAGGTCGCGCTTCAGACCCAGACGCCGTATATCGCTGCTGTGGAGGCCACCGAGGGATTGGAGACCTATTGGGCCAAGTCCAATCTCGATGACGCGGCCTATCTGCCTTACAACGCCTATGCGGAAGATGGGACGAGGACCATTCCTCCCCCGCAGCGCACGCAGCCGCCGCAGATGGCATCCGCCTACATCGACGGCATGCGCATTTGCGAAAACCAATTGATGATGGCCTCGGGCCAGTATCAGAGCCAGTTCGGCCAGAACGAGAATGCAACCTCCGGCAAGGCAATCAACGAGCGCCAGCGCCAGGGCGACAACGCCACCTATCACTACATCGACAATCTGGCGATCGGCATCAAATACACGGGCAAGATCCTCATCGACCTGATCCCGAAGATTTACGACACGCCGCGCGTCATCCGCATTCTTGCTAAGGATGGAACGGAAGGCGCCGTCCAGATCGATCCGAACGCGCGACAGGCTCACCAGCCGACGCAAGACCCCAACCAGGAGCCGGACGAAAACCAGACGGTTTCGGCCATCTTCAATCCGAACGTCGGCCGCTATGAGATCGAGAGCGACACCGGCCCAGGTTATGCCACCCGTAGGCAGGAAGCGTTCAATGCGATGACGCAGATTGCGGCGCAGGACAAGGGCTTCCTCGAAAAGGCTGGCGACCTGTACTGGAAGGCAGCCGATTTCCCGATGGCCGATGAGTTGGCCGAACGTTATGCGAATACAATCCCGGCTGCTGTGAAGGGCAAAGGACCGCCGCCAGAGGTTCAGCGGCTTCAGGGCCAGTTGCAGCAGGCGCAGGACGCCATTGCCAAGCTGACCCAGCAGTTGAACGACAAGGAGAAGGAAATCAACATCAAGGCCTTCGACTCCGAATCGAAGCGCATCACGGCGATTGGCAATTCCGGCCCGGCGATCACGCCAGACCAGATACAGCCGCTTATCCGCCAGACCTTGATTGAAATCCTCACAGGAGGGCCGCCAGAGGGCGGTCAGGGGCAGCAGATGCCGGCCGAACAGCCGCAAGCGCCTCAGCAGCCGCCTATGGGTCAGCCAATGCCAATGCAGCCGGGAATGCAGCAGTGACGGATTTGAAGGAACGAGTGGCGCGGGCTATTTGGGAACGGCGCCGGGCATTCTCCATGCTGGAATATGGGATCGAATTAGAGCCTTGGGGTGATGGGCGTATCCCTGAAGCAAATGGCGTGATTTTCGAGGCTATGGCTGCAATCGAGGCCGTAAAGCAATCCGACGAGATGCGTCAATTGAATGACGCACAAACCTTCATCAGCACTCCGGGCTTCTTCGCCTCCCGTGACGAAGATTATTCCTATGGCTGGCCGGAGATCGACGCATGAACATCAACATCCGCTCCGGTGACGTTCCGATTCTCATCCGCAAGACCGCCGAGGAAATCGCTGGCACCTTCTACGAGTTGTCCCGCACCGATCGTTTCCGGGCCGAGGCCGGCTCTCAGAAGCAGTTCATCCGCCGGCATTGGAAGGATCATCTCGGCAACGCGGTGCAGAGCCTTGCGGGACTTTTGGGCCAGCCTGGTTTCCCCGAGGATCAGAAGTTGCAGATCCACGATGCGATCCTTGAATTCCACGAGCGCGCCAAACCCGGCACGCCGAAGCTTTCCATGGGAAATTGGCAGTGATGATGTACCATCAATATATGGGCCTCAATGTTGCCCAGCTTCGGGCGGCGATCAATTTCATTTGCTCGCATCGCCGTCACTATTCTGACGCCGACAAACGTCTGGCGTTTTTGGCCTGTGAACTGTCGAGAGAGGTAGCCCGATGAGCAAGATCGCTTACAAGCCTGCCAAGAAGGACAAGGACGACAAGAAGCCCATGAAGGGCGGCAAGGGCTATTGCGGGAAGGCGAAGTGATGGCGACCCACTCCTATTCCCCGAAAGCCGCGGCCAAGGGCAAAGACATCGGTAAGCCCGGCAAGCAGTTCTCCAAGATCGAGAAATCTGCCGCTAAGGAATATGGCTCTAAGGCCGCTGGCGAAAAAGTTGCCGGCGCCGTGCTGTCCAAGCTTCGCGCGAAGAAGGGCAAGTAGCCCGACCGGAATCCCGACACGGCGGGTAACCGTGGCACGTACCGGCGCGTAACACCGGGCTCTCCAACATGGTGAACCATGGCTGACGAAGAACTGGACCCCACGCAGGGGGCGCCGGAAGGCGAAACTGTGGTCAATCCGGGTGATGAAGCGCCTGCACCGGAGCAGGAAACCGAAATAGAGCAGCCTGAAGGCGAAGCGGAACAGCCGGGAACCCCGGAGGAACCCGAAAAGCCCGAGGAGCAGCCAAAGCCGGAGAAGAAGAAGACCCCTTGGGAACTTCGCCGGATCAACGAAGAGACCAACAAGCGCCGCGAGGCTGAAAAGCGCCTTGCCGAGGCTGAGGCCGAACTGAAGCGTCTGCGCACTCCCAAGCCTGCTTCTACCGAAGAGCCAGAGCATCTCGATGTCGAGGCAATCCGCGCCCAGGAGCGTGACCGCATTCGCCTGGAGGAGGCCGGAAGGCTAGAAACCGAGCGCTTCAATGCCGCCTGTAACCAGGTCTACGAAAAGGGCGTTGCTGCGTTTGGCACGGATTTCGACAACGCCACGGCCACGCTGAGCCAGGCTCTTGGCGATGAGATGCAGAAGCGCCCTGAGTTCCTACAGGCAATAACCGAATTGGATAACGGCCATCAGGTCTATTACGAGTTGAGCCGCAATCCCGAAGAAGCCGAGCGCCTGCTGAGGATGTCTCCGGTCAAGATGGCACTGGAGATTGCCAAGATGAGTGCAAACGTTTCTAAGCCTGCCCCCAAGCCGATTTCGAAGGCTCCGGCTCCCGTCGCTCCTGTCGGCGGCACTGCCAAGCCCTCTGTGCGGTTGGAGGATGATCTTCCGATGGACCAGTGGGCGGACAAGTACCTCCGCGATCTGGCTAAGAAGGTCTAGATCTAAAGTGTAGGATGGGTGTCGTAAGTCCTAGGATCTAATTTGTCCGACCACTTACCCCAATACAGCGTGGCATAGATACCCTTGATAATTTCGTCCTGCATAAGGCCGCGAAATTCAGCGGTATCCCAATGTATAAATTCAGGGGGCGGGCTTTTCTTACTAATCTCCTCTATGATTTTGGATCTAGCGACATCCTCGTCCAAGTCCGCGTAACCGTGAACGTATAACGTACTCGACCTTCTAACGTTGAGGAATTGTTTCATTTAATGCTCCTTCTGAAGCATTGAATATACCACTATTCCGCAATGGAATCAATTAACTAAGCGACCGGAAGCTATAGTCCGGGTTCCTCGCCTACCGGGGCGTTAAGCCGGGTTCATGTCCCGTCAATCGCGGTCACGGGCACCGCATCACCGGCAGTTTGAAAGGCTGCCTCCCCTCAGCATTTGCCCGAAAGGACCGCCCCAATGGCTGGTAACACGATCCTCACGATCGACATGATCACCCGCGCCGCTGTTTCGCTCTTCAAGAACAGCAACATGTTCATCAAGAATCTGAACACACAATACGACGATAACTTCGCCATCGACGGCGCGAAGATCGGCGACTCCCTGCGTATCCGCCTGCCGAACGACTTCACCGTCCGTCACGGCGCCGCGCTGTCTGCTCAGGACACCTCGGAAAAGTTCACCTCGCTGAAGCTCCAGACGCAATCTGGTGTGGACGTTGCCTTCTCGACCGCCGAGCGCGCCCTGAAGATCGACGACTACTCCACCCGCGTTCTCATGCCCATGATGAACAACCTCGCTGGCGACATCGCGGCTGACATCATGAGCGGCGCTGACGGCGGCGTGTGCAACTACGTTTCGAACGTGGATGGCTCGAACAACGTCATCTCGCCGAACGCTGCAACGATCCTCCAGGCCCAGGCGTCGCTCAACGACAACTCGGCCCCGATGCAGCCCGGCCGCAAGCTGGTTGAAGATCCGTGGACGGAAGCCAACGTTGTGGCGACCCTCTCCGGTCTGTTCAACCCGTCGCAGGCCATTTCGGAGCAGTATCGCTCCGGCCAGATGAAGAATGCCCTTGGGTTTGACTTCTTCATGGACCAGACGGTCATCAAGCACACGACCGGCTCGTATGACTCGGCCGCCGCAACCTCCAGCGCCGGCCAGACCGGCTCGACCATCGCGGTGGGTGCCATCAACGGCACGCTGAACAAGGGCGACATCATCACCATCGACGGTGTGTATGGCGTCAACTACGTGTTCAAGAAGACCACCGGCAAGCTGCGCCAGTTCGTCGTGACGGCGAATGTGGCTTCGGGCGCGACCTCGATCCCGATCTACCCGGCCATTGTTCCCCCGAACGCCGGCCAGGCTGTGCAGTACCAGACGGTCACGGCGTCCCCGGCCAACTCGGCCGTCGTGCGCCTCGCCAGCAAGGCGTCGGAAACGTATCGCAAGAACCTTGCCTACGCTCCCGAGTCCGTCACGCTGGCCACCGCCGACCTGGTGCTACCGAAGGGCGTCCACGAGGCTGCCCGTCGCAACTACGACGGCATCTCGATGCGCATGATCACCGACTATGTGATCGGCACAGACCAGCTCGCGACGAGGCTTGATGTAATTTACGGCTACCTCTTCGTAAGACCGGAATGGTTGGTTATTGTGGCGGACAAAATTTAATATAGTTGTCCGTTCTAGGATTGTAATAATCCTATTTAAGCAGTACCATCCGGGGCTTAACAACCTCGGATGGTACATCATGGCTGGAAGTCGAACTAAGGATTTAACGGGTCAGGTCTTTGGGGATCTGACTGTCATTCAACAGGCAGAGAGCGTTGCGTCTGGGTCGGCGTGGTGGTGCAAATGCTCTTGCGGTCGCGTGGTTTCAGTCGCGCTGTCTAATCTCCGCAGAGGCCAAAGCAGATGCGGAGGGTGCGGACTAAGCCATGCACGGGTTGACCTAGTGGGGCGTCGATTTGGACGACTAGAGGTCAAGGAATTCAGCCACACCCATCGAACCAGACCATATTGGTATTGCGTTTGCGATTGTGGCTCTGACACGGTTGTGCTGGCCGGTTCTCTGGTGTCGGGAAATACTCAATCTTGCGGCTGTCTAGGCATCGAGCGCAGAACGCAAGCCGTAGTCACTCACGGCATGACCAAGCACCCTCTCTATGACGCTTGGGTCAACATGAAGCAGCGCTGCCAGAATGAGGCGCACAGGCACTACAGCCGCTACGGCGGGCGCGGCATACGAGTTTGCGAGCGGTGGGAATCGTTCCAGGCTTTCGCGGACGACATGCAGCCCACATGGGTTAAGGGCCTGACGCTCGAACGTGAGGACGTGAACGGCCATTATGAGCCGTCAAACTGCACCTGGGTCACGCGACAGCAGCAAGCCCAGAACAAGGAAAAGACCATCAAGGTTGAGCTAGACGGCCAGACGTACACGCTCCCTGAACTGGCAGAGAAATATTCGATCAATCAACACTCGCTTTGGAACCGCTGGAAAGTCGGCAAGCGCGGTTCGGACCTCGTGAAGCCGGTGCGAAAGAAGCGAGAATGAACCGCTACCCACTCCTTCGCTACCACAATCTGACCGGACAACAGCGGATCGTCCTGAGCGCTGAGGAAGAGGCTGAGCTAGGCCCAGAATGGGGCAACGCTCAGACCGATGTCCGTTATCCCACCAATCCCGCGCCGATCATCAAGACGCGCAAATCCCCGCCTATCTTCTCCATCGAAATCCCGGAAGCCAAATGACGCATCAGATGTATCCCATGGCGGTCTACTCGCCCGAGGGGCAGATGTTCATCGTCGAGAATGACGAAGAGCGCTCCGCCATAGTGGCTCAATGGGAAGTAGCGCCCGAGGCTGGCGACGCTGAAACGCCGGACGAAATCATCAAGCGCGGCCCTGGTCGCCCCCGGAAGAATCCATGACCACAGCGCTCGACCTCATCACCGGAGCCATGGACGATGCCGGCATTATCGGCGTTGGCCAGACTCCGTTGGCAGAGGACACCAACAAGGCCCTGACGCGCCTCAATGCGATGATCGCACAATGGTCGCGCCGTCGCTGGCTTGTCTATCATCTGGTTGACGTCGTGTTCACCGGGACAGGTGCGCTTTCCTATTCGATCGGGCCTGGCGGTGATATCAACGCCAATCGCCCGGACCGGATCGAGTCCGGCTATTTTCGCCAGCTTGCCGGCGTTCCCGGGAACAATGTCGATTATCCCCTGTACATTCTCCAGTCGCGTGAGGACTACAACCAGATCATCCTGAAGACCATGACCTCGGTCCCGGCCTATGTCTTCTACGATTCCGCCTTCCCGCTGGGCAACATCTACATCTGGCCGGTTCCGAACCAGACCTATGAGATGCACCTTTCGGTGAAGCCGGCACTGCAAAGCTTCCCGACGCTTGATACGGTGTTCAATCTCCCGCCCGAATACGAGGAGTGCATCCGGCTCAATCTGGCGGTGCGTCTTCGCGTGGCCTACCAGCTTGGCCCGGATGCTGGGCTGATTGGACTGGCCAAGGTTGCGCTGAACACGATCAAGAACACCAACGCGCAGATCCCGCTTCTGCAGATGCCCGGCGACCTCGTGCGTGGCGGCGGTACCTACAACATTTTTGCTGATAGCACGTACTAATGCGCGTTCCTCTCCTCGGCGGTGCATATCAAGCTAGGAACCTCATCGCTGGTGCGCAGCGCTGCGTCAATTTGTACCCAGAGCTCAACCCCGCTGAAGGCTCGCCGCCGGTCCCCGTCACGCACTATCTGACGCCCGGCCTTCGCCAAGTCTCCCAAGCGCCGATTGTAGGCCGCTACAGGGCACTTTATCGCGCGACCAATGGTGACCTGTATGCGGTCATCAACTCGTCGGTCTATTACATCAATGCCGATTATGTATGGACCCTTTTGGGATCGATCACCTTCGGCACCAACACCGTTAACCTCTCCGATAACGGCCTGGTCATTGTCATCGTTGACGGTACGGCGACAGGCTACGCCATCGATATGGCGACCCGAGCATTCGGGACGATCACCGACCCATCGTTCTATGGTGCAACCAGCGTCGATTATCTCGACACCTATTTCATCTTCAACCGCCCGAACACCGCACAGTTCTACATTTCCCTGTCGCTTGTGACCTTCAACATGCTGACGGGAACGCACGGAGCTATCTATCAGGGCTCCATCGTCAAGGGCGGGGCAGGATACACAGACGGCACCTATACGAATGTTCCCCTTGCCGGCGGAACGGGAACTGGAGCGACGGCAAACCTGACGGTATCTGGCGGCGTCATCACGGTGGCGACCATCAACAACGCCGGCACAGGCTACGCCAATAACGACACGCTCACTATCACTTCGACCACTCCGGGAACGCCCGGAGCCATCCAGTCTGGGTCGATCGCGACGGCTGGCTCCTCCTACACGAACGGCACCTATACCGCTGTTCCATTGACGGGGGGCACGGGCACGGGCGCGCAGGCGACCATCGTCATTTCCGGCGGCGTTGTGACCACGGTCACGATTACCGCCAGAGGGTCAGGGTACGTCAAGAACGACACGCTGTCTTGCGCGGCGTCGTCGGTTGGCGGCACCGGTTCCGGTTTCTCATGGCTCGTGACACTGGTCACCGGAGGCTTTGTCTACACCGTGGATTTTGTCCATGGCTACGCCTTCGACCCGCTCGATATCGCGGGGAAAACGGGCGCGGCCGACAATATCCAATGCCTCGCCGCAATCCATGGCGAGCTGTGGCTGGTCGGAGAACTGACATCCGAGATCTGGGCCAATACCGGGGCGGCAGATTTCACATTCGGGCGAATCCAGGGTGCGTTCATCAATCACGGCTGCGTCGCCCCATATTCTCTTTCGCAGCAGGACGTTTCTCTGTTCTGGCTGACTCAGGACAGGCAGGGCAATGCAATCGTGGCGATGAGTTCCGGCTATGCCGTCGAGCGCGTCTCCACCCATGCCATCGAACAGGAATTCCAGTCCTACTCCAAGATTGACGATGCGATCGGCTATTGCCACCAGATCGAGGGGCACGCCTTCTACATCCTGACCTTCCCGACCGCGAACAGGACATGGGCCTACGAACTTTCCACGAAACAGTGGCATGAGCGCGGTTCCCTGGACGGCAACGGCATCCTAAACCGTCACAGAGGAAACGCCTTCGCCTTCGCCTATGGCGAGGGTCATGTGGGCGATTTCCAGAACGGCGCGCTCTACGTCTTCGACCAGGATTATTATTTTGACGGCACGACCCCGATCCCGAGGATCAGGACGTTCCCGCACCTCGTCGGCGAAGACAGCAACCGCGTCGAATACATCCGTTTCGTGGCGGATATGGAAGTCGGTCAATCGCTTGGAACGACCCTTGATGACCCGCCGAAGATATCCCTTCGTTGGAGCGACAATCGAGGTGCAACATATGGCAACCCCGTTCTCAGGTCGATGGGAGCCACCGGTCAATACCTGATTTCGCCTCAGTGGCGAAAGCTTGGGATGGCTCGCGATCGCGTGTTTGAGATATCCTGGTCTGAGCCCGTTCGTACAGCTTTGAACGGCGCCTGGGTCGAAATCAGGAAATCGGCTTCCTGATGGCAACCGATAAATCGCAACCGGGCACGCCGATTGTTCCATCTTCCGGCGAGCCGATCGTCGTCAACGGGAGTTACGTCGCTCCGGTATGGATGCGGTTCTTCAATAACCTCGTCTCGACCGCAGGGGGATTGCCGGGGCAAGTCGGCGTCACGGTACAGCCATACGACCCGCAACTTTCATCGCTGATCCGGCAAAACAGCCAGAGCGCGAATTACACGCTCCAACTGACGGATATCGGCTACCAAATCTACCATCCATCAACGGACACCGCAGCCCGTACATGGACAATCCCGGCAAATTCGGCCGTGGCCTTTCCAATTGGCGCCCCTGTGACTTTTGTCAATGATACCGGTGCCGGCCCCATAACCATTGCGATCAACAGCGACACGCTTGTTCTTGCCGGCGTGGGGTCTACTGGCAGCAGGACACTCGCGGCCGATGGCAATGCGACGGCTCTCAAGATCGGCACAACCCGCTGGCAGATTAGCGGAAGCGGCCTGACATGAGTTCTGCCGGGCAGCAGGCGCTTTTGATGGCTGGCGCGTCTGCGGCGACACTCACATTCCAAGGAGCGACAAGTTTCCCCAGCACGGGGCAGACGGTAACGTTCACCGCCGTTCCGATCGGCGACGCGGCCAGTGGGCGATATGTCTTTGTGGCGATACCATACATCTTGGGCGGTAGCACAAACATCTCCATTGACTCGGTGACGATCGGCGGTGTTACCGCAACGATCCACGCGCAGATATTCGAGCCTCCGGAAGTCGCGGTTGGTGGAGTTGCATTGGTTTCGGCGCCTGTGCCCATGGGCACGACCGCCGATATCGTTGTGACGTGGCCAGCGTCCGCCGTTGTTCATGAGCCAGAAATAGCAGTTTATCGCGCGACCGGACTGCGGTCATTGACGCCAGTCGATATCAAGGCGCTCGCGCCAGTATCCACCACGGTCTCGGCGACCGTGAATGTCGTGAAGGGCGGCATAGTCATCGTCTGCTTCCACACCTACTCCAGTGGAGCGACTTCCAGAACAATGACCGGGTTGCCAACCGACTACACGGTCAACCCGACCTCTGGTCGCTTCTATTTGGGGGGCGGGGAACAAACCTCCGCCGATGGAACCGTAACCGCCGTCGTGAATAGCACCACGAGCCAGGTCTGGAGCGCGGTCATGGCGTCGTTTCGATAGGAACCTCATGAAGTATTTCCAGCATCTCGCGGCAGGCATCAACGTCACGCCGCTCCTCAATGCGTTGCAGCGCCAGCCCGAGCTTTGGAACCAGCATCCGATCAGGACGAAGCATCCTGGAACAGCTCATGCGGACGTGAGCGACATTTTGCTGAGATTTAATGACTACTCCGAATTCGAGCGCACTGGCGACCCGACCACGGTAACCGACGACAAGGAGTGCATCGCGTTTCCGGCTTGGGAGAAGCTACCGCAGATCAGGCCCATCATCTTCGATCTGATGCGCACGGTGGAAGCGACGAGGCTCGGTCGCGTCATCATCACGAAACTGCCGCCGGGCAAGACCATCACGCCCCATGTCGATGGCGGGGCGCCGGCAACCTACTATGAGCGATTCATGGTGGCCCTTCATTGTCTTCCCGGTGCGGTTTTCCACATCGGAGACGAAAGCGTCAATTTCCGTTCCGGGGATGTCTGGCACATCAACAACAAGGTCGAACATTCGGTGGTGAACAACAGCGCCGACGATCGCATTGTCTGCATTATCGATCTGAGGTGCGCATGATTTCCGCTCAGATCGAGGTGCTGGACGCCGAAACGCTCAACGAGGCCAAGCCGCTACTTCCGAACCATTATGATGAGCTTTCGGAGCACAAGCAGGCCGGCATCCCGCTCGATCCTCAGTTCGATCTCTATCTTGCTCGTTCTGCCGCCGGCCAGGTCATCTATGTGACGCTCAGGGAGCGCGGCGCGCTTATCGGGTATCTCGTGTCGTTCGTGGCACCTGGAATGCACTACCGAGGCTGCCTGACCTGTACGACGGACATTTTCTACGTCACGCCGGACCTTCGCGGCCTCCACGGCGGCGCGCTGCTCTTCGATGCGTGGAAGAAGGAATGCTCCCGGCGCGGCGTCAAGCTGATGCAGATCGGCATCAAGACGCGCCATGCGAAATATGCCGGCCCCCTGCTTGAGGCGGCGGGTTTCCAGGCCACGGAACTGATGTTCTGGCAATTTTTGGACAAGGAATAAAACCAATGGTTGCAACCGCCATCATCGGGAGCGCTGTGGTTGGTGCTGGCGCGTCTCTTGCGGGCGCCGATGCTCAGGCAAGCGCCACGAAGAATGCATCCGCCCAGCAGATGGCCATGTACCAGCAGACCCGCAAGGATTTGCAGCCCTACCAGCAGTTCGGTCAGGTCGGCGCCAATATGCTTCAGGGCCAGCTTCCAAGCCTCACTGCGCCGATCACAATGGACGAGGCGACGCTTCGCAATACGCCCGGTTACCAGTTCAATCTCAACCAGGGCTTGAAGTCAGTGCAGAACGGCGCGGCGGCGAGGGGGCTTGGCGTCTCCGGCGCAGCCATGAAGGGTGCGGCTTCCTACGCTACCGGTCTGGCGGATTCGACCTATCAGAATCAGTTCAATAACGCCAACACGAACACCACCAACGCCTACAACCGCCTGATGGGCGTCTCCCAGCTTGGTGAGAACGCGGCGGCCCAGACGGGGGCCTATGGCACGCAGACGGC